TTATTGAAAGGCTTAAGAATGCAGGCGAAATACAAGAGGTTGAGATTAAAGTTGGTGGTAAAGGTAGACCAGCTAAAAGGTTTGTAGCTGTGGATCCTACCTTCTTTGAAGAATGAAACTACAAGTAATCCCTATAACAATTAAAGATGCTAATGAATTTGTTTATAACTTCCATAGACATAACAAACCAGTTAGAGGTGCAAAATTTGCTATTGGTGCTTCATACAACGATGAGTTAGTTGGTGTTGCTATTGTTGGCAGACCAATATCCAGAAGACTTGATGATGGTTTTACAGCAGAAGCAGTAAGAGTTTGCACTAATGACAGCTCACCCAAAAATACAAATAGTTTTTTATATGGGCGTTGTTGGAGGATATGGCAACAAATGGGTGGTAGAAGCATGATCACCTATACATTACAGGAAGAATCTGGTGCGAGTTTAAAAGCATCTGGTTATAAGATTATAGGCGAAACAAATACTGATAAGAACCATAAAGGTTGGACAACGAGACCAGGTAGGGAATGGCAACCTGTTACAGGTCAAGCAAAATTTAAGTGGGAAAAAAGTTAAACTATTGGCCTACCTGCTACCTGTTCTGCAAAGTCAATACGTTCTTGAGACATTGGATCCATAGATGCTTGGATAGTATTTACTTGTGGTAGTTGTGGTAGCTCTTTAATAGGAGCTGTAACTTGTTCTCTGAGTTTTTGAAACATATTAAGACCTTGATCAGCTTGTCCTTGGACATCATCATCTGTTATACCAATAGCTTCTTTACCTAAATCATAAGCATCGTCAAGCACATCTACAGCACCAGAACTGATAGAAATTATGTTGCCATCTACCATTCTTAATCCAAACTGTCTTAATGTGGTGTTAAATATCTGTAAAGCTTGACTAATAGATCCTTGATCAGATCGTGACATCAATCTTACAAAAGGTGGGTAGGTTAATAAAGATCTTGCTATAGCTAAACCAGCTACAGTAGGTAAAGCGGTTAATGGTTGAAAAACAATAGCTGCAGATAAACCCGCAGCAATCAAAGCACCTGCAGCACCACCCTTTCCTGGCTCTCCGCCAGATAAAAATTCTATTTGTTGTTGTAAATCACGCAAACCTCTTCTAGTTTCACTGCCAAACATTGAATCTAATGTTTCATCACCAATAGAATCTAAAGAAGTTTTGAGGTTAGTAGATTTGAATAAGTCTGTAACCTTGCCTTCTCCGTTAAGATCAATAGATTTAGATAAAAGTTTTTGCATACTTGCTTGTTGTATATCATTAAATACTTTGTCATCTACAGTGTTTTTAAGTGTATTTATTACAGATGCAGACCCTGGTCTAAATATAGTATTTACGGTTTCTTCTATAGTCTTGTTTGGTAAATCTGATATAGCTCTAGTTTTTTCAAACCTCATTCTCTCTTCAGTTGCATCAGCTAAATCTTTAAGAGATTGAACAAACAGCTTACCTTGGTCGCTAGGATTTAGTCCTTTTGTGGCGTTTCTGTCTGTAATATCGTTAATTATCTTTCTTAATTGTTGTGGTTTTGGATTAAAACCAATTTCGTTTAATTGATTTATTGTAGCTCTAACCGTTTCTCCAGTATTTCTTTTTGTTACAGGATCAGTAAATAATAAATCAAACTTACCCTTGTGTGTTTTTTCAAACCTTAATATCTCTCTGGCAAACTGTGCAAAATTTACATCAGTAAGTTCATCTTTAGTAGATTCATATAGTGCGTCTGAAAACAACCTATTTTTTAAATCAGCTTTTAATTTTTTTTCATAATAATTATTTATTGTATTTCCTGCAGCATCAGTTTTTCTTAACTTTGGACTTAAACTTACATATTCATCGTAATCACTTAATGATTTAAAAACATTTTCTAAATCTGCATATTTACCATTTATCAATGCTATATCATAAGCATCATCTGCACCAATAACACCTTCGCCACCTTGTTGCACAAGACGTTGCACTTTTTTGTTATCAAATGGTGTCATTCTCTCAAAATGTGTAAGATTAGCTTCATCTAAGTCTAACAAAGCTCTTTTAATTAATTGTTTTTCTTGTGAAGCTAAACGCAAGCCTGTATTTGCCAAGGCTACATCAATAGCTTTATCACCTTCTTGTGCTATTTCTGTTAATATGCTGTTTGCATTTTTTTGACCATTAACACCCACGCCAAAATCATCATAAATTCTACTTACAGCAGTAATAATTTTTTTCTCATCGCTTCTTTTTGCAATTTCTCCAAGAAATCTTTTTAAATAATTAGCATCATTTCTAATCATTCTTAAATCATATTGACCAGCTTTTGCTAAATCTATTGCTTCATCCAGTCTATCTGCTAATTGTGTTCTTATGTTACTTTTAATTTCAGAACGAGGGTCTACCATTTTTTGCATGGTGCCTTTAGCTTCATCAAGTTCTACTATTCGTTTACCACGTTCAAGATGTTTTAAAATAATATTATTTATTGCTTTGTTTATAGCAACAGATTTAGCTTGTTCGTTTTGACTTTTTAATAGAGGTTGTCCAGTTGCCTCATCAATTTGTTTGAACGGTTGGCCTAAACCATCAATACCATAAATAAATTCATCATTTCTAAAATTAATAAGTTTAGTATCGACACCATGATACAGTTCACCACTTTGTGCCAATGCAGCGCTTTGTGCTTTTGCTAAATTTTCTTTTAATTCTTCACCAAACACTCTTACAGTAGGTATTTGCTTGTAATTACCTACATTTAAAATATCTGCACCAACATCATCTAATAGTTGTCGCAATGAATCGGTAACATTTTGTTCTTTGACTCTTAAATTTTGTAAAGCTGTATTCACTTGCTCATTCAAACTTTTTTTAGAAGATTGTGATATACCTTGATTAAGAGCAGTTCTTTCGTTTTTTATGTTTCGCAAGACATCATTTGTTGCTGCTCTAAGATAGGGTATGTTGTATTTAACTCTATTATCACCTAGCACTCTTTCAAAAATAGCTTGATATTGTGCAGGTAATTTTTGTTCATAGACAGCTCTTGATGGTAGATAACCTTTAGAATAGTCTGAATCTAATGTTTTTATTTTACCATCTTTGGCTGCTTTTAATATTTGATTGTTTGTAAGAAATTTTCCTCCAGCCGCTACGCTTTCCCTATCTAACTTTTTAACATCCATATAGCTTAAGTTTCTGGATGAAACAAAACCTGCTCTTTGGTTTTCTAATGGAGCTTTTTTACCTAGTATACTTTTAAAAACTACACCAGGTATTTCACCAAAAACACCTTGACCTACAGAACCTAATACAAATTCACCCTTTAATAGATCTTCTATTTCATCTCTATCTTGTAATTGAAAACCCTCTTGTGCATCTAAATACTCTTCAGCACCTTTACCAACAGCAGAAGCACCACCAGCTACCAAAGTCCTTGCCAGTCTTTCTCTTTTACCTAGTAATGATGTAACACCTTTCAAGATTTTTGTTTGTGGTAGAAAAGCTAACACAGTCGTTAGAACTGGCCCTGCAATACCACTAAAATCTGCTAAATCGCCTGTTTTTAAATTAAATGAGTTTTCGTCTACTATTGTGTTTAAATTAATAATACTACCATCTTGTAGTTTTCTTTGTTGTACTGGCAATCCTAATAGTTGTAAACCTCTAGGCGTTAATGCAACTTGGCCTTTTGTGTTTCTTATAAACCCATCATCACCAACTGAATTTTGTAATATACCCTCTTGATGTAAGGGTGAATCAGATTTTTCTAAATCATCCATTAACATACGCAAAACTGCATTTTGTTCTTTGTATGGATCATCTGGATCCTTTGATATTTCAG